GAAGAAGAACAAGAAGTTTGGTAAGGATTTCGATTTCGAGGCTCCTGAGGTCGTTAGCACCGACGACATCGGTTACATGGCTGAGGAGGCTATTCACGACCGAATGAATCGTCTTGAGCACGAGAGGAACCGTCTACTTTCGATGGGTCGAGATCCTCTTCTGTGGGAGGTCGAGCTTGCATATCTTCAGCGTGAGCAAAATGTTCGTCAAACGCGCTCGCAACTTCACGTTGAATATATGAAGAAGTTTGTTTCTCATTCGGACGCAGAAGATATTCTAGACTCTACTTCCACTGAGACCGCTGTCACAACCGAATTGAACTGAGAACTAAGATGTTGAATAATCTGTCAAAGCAAAATACGATTTCAAACTACTTGGGATCGTTGCAAACCTATCCGCAATTGGAGCATGATGAGCTCGTGGAGCTTTTTCAAGCATACGAAAAGGGAGGTAAGGATGCAGTTAAGGCACGCCAGAAATTGACAGAATCCAACCTTAGATTGGTCGTTTATATCGCTAAGAAGCAAAAGGGGCACAATATTCCTCTTGAGGATCTTATCCAAGAGGGGAATTTGGGCCTGCTTAAAGCAATCGATAAGTTCGATTGGAAGAAAGGCTTTCGCTTTTCAACTTATGCTACCTGGTGGATCAAGCAAGCAATTAGTCAATATGTCCTAAAGCGTAAGAAGATTATCAGATTGCCAGCTCATGCTGTTTCAGCGCAAAAGAAGCTAATTGAAGCTTCGGACGCGTTTAAAGAGTTAAAAGGTTATGGTCCTACCTCGGAAGAGTTATCGGAACTGATTGACGTGTCGGAGACTGTTGTCAAGGCAACGATGCAGTCTGGAAAGAACATTGTTTCTCTTCAACAGCAAATTGGCGACGACGGCAATTCTACTCTGGAGGACAAACTTGAAGATACGAACTTCGCCAACGATCCATTTGAGTCGTTGGCGAAAAAGGAAATGTTAGTCATCGTCAAGAATGTTATGTCGAATCTCTCTGTAAAAGAAGCTGCAATTCTGCGATTGCGATTTGGTCTTTACGAAGATGTCGAAGCGAAGGATTATCAGATTACGGAAGAGGAAGCTAACATGATTACGTCTGGACAAGGACTCACATGATCTATTCGGATATAGTCATACTCGTCGTTTCTCTTTTTAATCTCCTAGTTTCTTTTTCTTGTTTGCGAAGATTGCGTGAGTTAGAAGTAACGATAGACAACCAACAAGTTAAAGCGCAACAAAACGAAAATAACGTACAAAACATTCTTAACGATAGATTGCTAGAACTTCAAAGTAGAAAATACGCGCTGCAAAGAATTAAGCCATGAACAACAAGAAGAACATGAAGGGTTATGCAACGGTACTCGATGACGATGGTATCAACTATCGCGAGATTGCCGACATCATGTCAGAAATTGGGTTCGTAATGAACCATTCGTCAGCCAGGAATTATATTCTGAGGGTTATGACAAAATTTGCAGAAGCCTTTGATCGTGAATGGGGACTTGAGTTGACCGACGAAAAGATTCGTCATGTCGCCGCCTCGCCTCAATTCCAAAACGTAATTTCTGACTTGCTGCATAATTTAGAGGCAACCGAGTAATATTCAAAAGAGGAAAAATGTCAAAATTTAGTGTTAAAAAGCTTCCACCCATTAGATTGGTCGATTTGTTAAAGAAAAGAAAGACCAACTTAAAGGAATTTCTAAGTTCATCTGGGATTTCTACTTTTGTTACGTTGCAGCAAAAGTGTGAAAAAATGGGAGTTTCTCCGCCTTCAGAAAGCGATTTTTTTGAGGCGGTTGGAAATGTTATTACTTCTTCTCCTCAAGAAGGTGTAGTCGTACTGGATCCGCCTGTTCTCTTAAAAGACACTGGTGAAAAGGTGCTAGTTGACGAAATCAAGACAGAAGTTTCATCATCGAATCTTCCTGTCGTAGAACCAGAAAAAGAGGAAAAGCCTGCAGAAACGCAAGTTTTTTCTCATAAAACATCTAAGAAAAGAAGAGAAACAAACGTCGAAGAGTCATGACATTAGCGACCGAAGCGTGGTAAATTAAGACCATGTCGACGATCGATATCTTGGAACAACTCGAATCGAACAACTCTCGTCTCTTTAAAGAAGAACTTCTTGAGTCGCAGGTCAACAATGATCTCCTCAAGAAGGTCTTTATTGCAGCTGGCGATCCTTATATCAACTATTATGTCAACAAGTTCAAGATGCCCAAGGCCGAAGGAATCGGCGCCGACGACCTCGTTCTAGAACATTTTCTTGAGGATATCTACGAAAAGTTGTCCACGCGTGTTGTAACAGGTAATGCTGCAAAGGATCTTGTTGTCAGTCTTTTTACGGACATGACAGGCCCACAGCAGAAATGGTGCCAGAGAATTCTTCTAAAAAACCTTCGTTGTGGTGTTCAGTCCACGACAGTTAATAAGGTATGGCCGGGTGCCATCGTCGGATTCTCTGTGCAGCTTGCAGAAACTCTTTCGACTCGTTATGAGGATGGTAAGGGTATCATCATCGAAGATCCAGTCATGTATCCTGTTCGTGTCGAACCGAAGTTGGATGGTCTCAGGTGTGTTGCCGTGAAGCACAATGGCGAAGTGACGATGTTCACACGGAACGGTACGGTCCTTGAGACTCTTCCACGAATCAAATCTTTGATCGAAGCGGCTCCATGGGATGAGTTTGTTCTCGATGGCGAAGTGATGGGTGCAGACTGGAACGAATCAGCTTCTGTCGTGATGTCTCACAAGAAGGGCAAGGATGATTCGAATATGATCTTCCACGTCTTCGACGCCCTTCACTTCTCTGACTGGCGTGACCAAGATAATCACCTAGACCTCGAGGATCGAGTCGAACTTGTTAAGGAACTCGTTGGACAGGTAGGAAACTCGTCCGTCGTTCAAGTTCCAGGTCGATTGGTCAGCAACGAAAAGGAGCTACTTGAAGCATACATGGCCGACACTGATGCTGGTTACGAAGGCATTATGGTGAAGGACTTGGTGGCTCCATACCTCTTTAAAAGATCTTCGAATATTCGTAAGATGAAACCTGTGGCGACATATGAAGGAATTATTGTGGGTCATTATGAAGGCCGCAGGGGATCGAAGCGAGAAGGCTTGTGGGGAGGCTTTGAAGTTGTCCTGCCAAATGGAGTTATGACTCGAGTCGCTGGCGGATTTACCGACAAGATGAAGGCCGAGATCAATGTTGATCCAAATTCGTGGATCGGTCGAATCGTCGAGATGGAAGGCCAACCTGATCCGCAGACTGGTGACGGTCTCACGAAGGATGGAAAAGTTAGATTTCCTGTGTTTATTCGAGAAAGAGACCCTCGCGACGTCGATCAAAAGTTGAACGAAATTGCAAAAAGCTACTTCTGAGCTTGTAAAACGATTATTGCGTAATATGACAAAAGGATGACAAAAAAGGTTAGAAATTTGTAGACTTGAATTTCGATTCTTTGGCGATTTTTAATACTTACTATCAGTTGCTTGCACTTGTAAGCAACAACTTAAAAGGGGTATTAAATTTATGGCCATTTCAAGAATTCAACAATCTCAAATTAGCGGTTCGCTTTCTTTTGACGACTCACTTGCAGCAGGCTCTGGCTTAGCTGGTAAGTCTACATTAAAGGGCGACCTCGACGCGCTTCGCTCGCAAATGAAGCGCATCATCGGTAAGGACGCATGGTATTCTGAACTCGACGGTTCACAAGACCTCGCGGACATCTACGCAGCAGTCCGTATGACCGGTGCGAATGCAGACTTCCAAGGCACACTCGATGTGACCGGAGCTGCTACACTCGACAGCTCCCTCTCGGTCGCCGGCGCATCCAACCTCCAAGGCTTGGTTGATGTTGGTGGCGCGCTCTACGTCGACGGTGCAGCAGGACTCTCGGGTTCTCTCGCAGTCGCCGGTGCAGCCGTCCTCGGTAGCTCCTTGGCAGTAAGCGGCCTCGCTGACTTCTCTGACTCCGTCTACATCGACGGCAGCGCAGGAATCACCGGTTCGCTCGCAGTCGGAGGTCAACTCTCCGCTGGTGCTACCCTCCTCTCAAGCGTCACAGTGAGCGGTGCAACTGCCCTCAATGGTGGCTTGACAATGGACACCAACAAGTTCGTCGTTGCAGACGGAACTGGTAACGTGACAACGCAAGGTACACTCGGCGTCGCAGGCGCTGCATCATTTGCCAGCACCCTCACCGCCGGTGCTACGACAGTGTCTTCGCTAAACGCCTCTGGTAACGGTTCCATCGGTGGAACATTCGGCGTTTTCGGTATCGCTCAATTTGTCAACCCAGTCAACTTCATGAACGGCGTGTTCGTCACAGGAAGCAATGGATTGAACGTCGGCGACGACCTCAACACTCCACAATTCCAAGTTGAACGCGACGGTTCCATGACGGTCAAGGCTGCATCTACGATGCAAAGCCTCATGATCACAGGATCTGCTGGCCTCGCTGTTTCTGGTCCAGCAACCGTTGGCAGCACGCTCGGCGTCACCGGAGCAGCAACCTTCTCCAGCACACTCTCGGCTGGTGCATCTACCCTCGCTTCTGCTGGTATCACCGGCAACGCAACGGTTGGTGGAACCCTCGGAGTGACTGGCGCAGCGACCTTCTCCAGCACACTCCAAGCTGGTGCTTCTTCGCTCGCATCCCTCGCAGTTGCCGGATCGTCTGCACTCGCAGGCGCTCTCTCTGTCGAAGGCGCATCTTCGTTGAACAGCCTCTCCGTCACAGGATCTGCTGGTCTCGCAGTTGCTAGCGCAGCTGACTTCAACGGTGGCGTGACTGCAAACTCCATCAAGATCGACAGCGACGTGGCACAACGCCTCTACATCGTCGATTCGGATGGATCGATCAAGGATGAGTCCAAGCTCGTCTTCGACGGATCTGACCTCTCCATCACCGGTGGCCTCCGCGTCTCTGGTAACGCACAAGTTGATGGCGACCTTCTCGTCAAGGGCGCCTTCACCTACATCGAGACCGAGAACATGAAGGTCAAGGATGCATTCATCTACCTCGCAACAGGATCCAACGGATCGGTCGACTCCGGTCTCGTCCTCAGCAAGGGTGCTGGAGCATCTCATGACCTTATCCTCGGTCAAGATGGCGGCGCAGGCGAAGTCATCTTCGCCAAGGTTGCACACAACTCTGCTGGCGATTCACCAGCTGATCTCAACGGTGCTGATCTCGTCCCAGCTTGGATGAGCAGCGTTAAGATGGGTGCAGCTGAAGGTAGCCTCAGCGGCTCGTTGGCAGCTTCTGCTGCTGGCCTCTCGCTCTCTTCCGCAGCAGGCAAGGAAATTGAGATCAGCGCAGCAGCTGACCTCAAGCTCGCAGCAAACGGCAACGCAGCGATTTCCTTCGCAGCAGCCGCGCAAGTTCCAGACGCAAGCTTCCAAGCTTCTACGGTCGTCGGCATGCTCAACGAGCTTCGCATCGACCTCGACAACGCTTCCGCAGGTGGAAACGTTTCGAAGGCAGCCTACTCTGGATCGCAAGTTGCAGCAGGCGTTCTCAGCTTCGCTGGTCAACAGACCCTCGCGTCTGCAAACCACAAGTTGGTCGACGTCTTCCTCAACGGTGTTCTCATGGCCCCAGGCTATGACCTCACCGCAATCACAACGACATCCGTAACGTTCGACGGCTCGATCTCTTTCACAGCCGACGACGTCATCGTTGTTGTTGCACGTGGCTGATAGCTACATAACGACAGCGACTAAGACTGACTAGTCGCGGGGCCCGGGGGAAACTCCGGGCCTTTTTTGTTTGTTTGCATATTTACATACAAGAAAGCGACATTAATTTAATAAAAACATATGGATAACAAAAACGCTGATAAGGATTTTCTAGTTAACAAAATTGTAGTTTTACAAGAAATGATAGTCGAAAAAACTTCTCAGTTTAATGAGATGGTAGAAACGATTAAACGTTTCGAGGGTCACTCGAGTGGTTCAAAAGATCTATCAGAAAAAATTGGTAATCACATAAAAAAGCAACAAGCAGATGTTGTTCAGCTTGCTGCGCAACAAAAAATAGCGCCCGACATTTCTAAGTTCGTAGAGATCGTTTTAGAAAACGTCAGAACTTTTGTAAGGCAAGCCTGCGGAGATGCTGAACGTTTGTATTTTTCGAAACAAGGTGAGTTGTTATTTCTTCAGCAAGAAATAGAAAAATTAGTAATTTTAAAAAAGAAGTGTGAGCAAAGCGTAAAGGATCTCGAAACCCCGTCTGAACCGCAGGAAATTTCGTCTTCAAAAATTGAAGAAGACGTCGCTTCTGCGTCGGTGGAAGAAGAGCAGCAACCTACAAAAAAGAAACGAGTAAGACCTGATCAAGATCCAACAACCCGC